AGCACCACAATGGTCTTGTCCTTATACTTAAAAAAATTCTGGAATATCTGCTCGTCATGGGCATACATCGATGCATCAGTCTCTGATCTGATCCCACCAGTTGGATTCTTCAAATGCCAAGTGATGGCATCGGGAATGACAAATAATCCAAATCCTTTTTTGTGCAGTCCATAAGTAAATAGTGTTTCCTCTCGATGGGCCACTCTAGACAATCCCAAATTGTAGTCATGCACTCCAGCTCGATACAAGAATGAGCAATGCAAATGCTCGACTTGCTGCCGTTTGTTGATGATTCGCCATTGTGGGTTTGGCTCGCTATTTATATTCTCAATCTTGCCAGTTGGGTTGGTATCTTGATAAAGCAATGGTGGAGTGAGTATCGAGCCACCAACTGCACCAGCATTGCTGAAAATGGCAAAACTGAGCAATGACCTCAAAACATCGGACTCTGGTATGGCATCATCATCCATTCGCCAAACCCATTTGTATCCCATGGTGTTGGCAGCCTGGTGGTTGTAATGGGTGCCCTTTTTGGCAGCAAATAGCCACTCCCATTTGATGCCCTTGATGTCCATCATTTGGAATAAATTTCGGTAGATCAGCTCATTCCTGACATCCCTTGGATTGTCATTATCATCAAAGATGACCACCTTGTCTGGCCGTTTGGTCTGATTAATGATGGCAGCCAATGCCAATGGTAATGTGGTGTCGTATCGGCCTCTGGTGCCAATGCTGCAAAGTACACTATCCACGATCAAACCTCGCAATCATTAAATTGAAATGATTGTCCTGGGTGATGGCCACTGGCAAATCAGATATCCGACCATGCTGATCAATGTAGTTGAATTCAAAGCCAGGGAAATTGGTTTCATTGAGGCCATGCAATTTGTGGTGTTCGCCCCAAAAGCCTGGTGGCTCATTCCATGGCACTGTGATGAGTAATCGCTTGGTATGCTGCTTTAATCGCTCCACCAGCTCGAGGCCATTGTCCAAATGCTCGATTACTTCAAATGCAATGATGGTATCGAATTTGGCCAATTCCATTTGATTGATATCGGTGCATGAGAATTTGACGTTATCGCCCCAATTCTGATCATGCGCCACATCGATGATGATCGGGTCATAATCCAGCCCCAGATAATTGATATCGTTGGGTAAGAATTGGCAGCCATATCCTGTGGAGCAGCCGACCTCGAGGATATTTTTGCCGTATAGATTCTTATTGGCCCAAATATACCTTGATGCCTCTCTTGGCAATACTGGATCGTTTTTTAGAAAAACTGCACGTTCATAATTATTCGTGAGTTTCCATCGGTAATATTCTGGATTATGCTGCTTGGCAAAATTTAACTCATTCATTAAGAGCATTTGCTCCCATGTTTTGTTTTGTATTGTCATTTTGTTTTATTGTGGTGGTTGATCCTGTGTTTGCTGCACTTGTGGTGCAGCTTCTTTTTGCACTTCTTGAATCAATTGGAATACTTCTTGAAAAGGTTTAGTTCCCAAGTAAGCCATGATGTTATTGACCAATGTTGTTGATAGGGTGATTTTTTCCATTTTTATCCTTTAGAAATTAAAATTCCCATTGCGTAACCAATTATAAAAGCCACCATTGGATTACAAATAAACTTGATTACTTTTGTCATGCCGTCTGCCAAGGAAGGGGTTGTGTGACGGGAGAAATGGGTGGGTTCTCAAGGCTGTTGATTTGGCCTTGCACGTTGGCCTCAAAGTTTGCAATACCTTGCTCACCCAAAGATGCTTGCACCCAACCGATAACTGTTGCTTCGGTTAAAGATGAATATGGTGTAAAGCCCGCTTGTGCGTCAGTCACTGGATATTGCGTGTTGCCACCAATACTTGCGGTTTGTGTGCCATCTGTTCCTGTTAGAGTCCAGTTGACGTTGACAACGTAGCCAACGTTTGTACCGCTAGGCCATTGTTGCATTGATTGAATTGTCCATGTCCATGAATTTACTTGTGCCATTTTTAAGCTCCTACTTTCTGTTTAAGGGCTGTTACTTCTGCGCTGAGTTCTTGGATTGATGCAATTAACAAAGGAATAAGTTCTGTATAACGAACTCCTAAATATTCTGTTTGGTCGTTTAATTCATCGGAATTTGCTAATTTAAATTTATCAATTGCTTCTGGAACAACATTTTCAATAGATTGTGCAATAACACCAACACAAGGTTTTTTACTTGCATCAGATTTCCAAGTAAACTTAACGGGTGTTAGTTGTGCAATGTCAGAAAGTGCATTGGTGTAAGTTCCAGTAACATCTTTTAAACGAGAATCAGAATAAGCAGACCAAGCTGTTGCGCCATCTGCCATAGTAACTCCAACACTACTGCCATTTAGATAATAAACACTATTGCTAGAACTTATTGCTTGATACCAAAATTTCCCAGAACTAGCTCCAGTATTTCTAAAGGCAATCATTTGATTGCCAGAAGATGTATTTGTGCCGTAAATACTTAAAGCACACCCACCAATATTTGTGTAGTTTGATGTAGTTGGGTTAATAATTGTCCAACCATTGTTATCAGTCGCAACTCTAGGATTACCATCCCCATCACTCAATACAATATAGTTACTAGATGTACGGATGTCTAATCCACCTTGGTTGCCGTTGTACATCCCCAAGATAGTGTTTTTAGTTCCGCTTGATACGTTATATCCAGCACTATTGCCAACAAAGGTGTTGGATGTTCCAGTTGTGTTGTAGCCAGCGGTATCACCAAGATAAGTGGAATATGCAGCATTGCTTGAATAACCCGCACCACGACCAACAGCAACAAGTCCTGTACCAGTAGCATTGCTGTATCCAGCCTGATAACCTATTGCAGTGTTGTTAGAGGCTGTGGTGTTGTTGTATAGAGAGCCGTAACCAAGCGCTACATTATAATTTCCGCTTGTCAGGTATGTTAAAGCGTTTTGAGCAACGCCAAGGTTATAAGAACCAGCAGAAGCACTTACATTTGGCCCAGAACCAGCACCCATGTATGTGTTGTTTGTTCCAGAACTTACAGAATATCCAGCACTATATCCAAAGAAAGAATTGGTCGCTCCAGTATTACTATATCCTGCCTGATACCCTACTGCTGTATTATTAGATGCTGTGGTGTTTTTAGCCAACGAGCCAGCGCCTAATGCTGTGTTAGAACCGCCAGTAGTAGTTGAGCCACCAGCGCCATAAGATGTTGAATCCCAGCCGCCAATGAATGTGTTGTAAGTGCCTGTGGTGTTGGAGTACCCTGCTTGCGTACCAAAAGCCGTTACTGAGCCAGTTGTATTTGAGTAGGCAGTTTGATAACCTACAGCAGTGTTGTTAGATGCTGTGGTGTTGGAGGCTAAACTGCCTTGACCAACTGCTGTGTTGTAGCTACCAGTTGTGTTTGCCTGAAGAGACGACAAACCGCCCGAAAGTTCTGGGCCACCAACTGCGGTATTAGCCTCACCTGTTGAGTTGTTAAATAATGCTCTATTACCAAACGCAGTAATCTGTCCGTCTGTTGAATAAAAACCTGCTTGGTATCCAACAGCCGTAAAGTTTGTACCAGTTACGTTTGAGTAAGCAGCCTGATAACCTAATGCTGTGTTGTTAGATGCTGTGGTGTTGTTGGTAAGCGCTTCTACGCCAACTGCTACGTTGTAAGCTCCACTGGTATTTAAAGACAGGCTATTTAAACCTAAAGAAGAATTATAAGAACCTGTTGTTTTATTTTGAGAATAAGCACCAACAGCAGTATTTCTTTCGCCTGTTATTGTTGAATTTAAAGCATTAATACCAATAGCAGTATTATAGTTTGCAGTAGTGTTTGAAGCCAAAGCACTAGCACCAACCGCAGTATTGGTAGATACAGAACCACCACCCAATCCAACAGTTAATCCGTGAATAGATGCATCATTAGTCGTGCTGAATGTTGTTCCATTAAAAGTTAATCCTGAACCAGTAGCCAAAGCACTTGTAGAGCTTGCATACACCACACCATTGGCTGTGTAAGGTGTTGGTGGCTGATTACTACCAGCTCCAGAATATCCAGAATATCCGCTAAATCCAGAAATACCAGATCCACTATATCCAGAATAACCAGATGTTCCAGTTGCTCCAGTAGCACCTGAATAACCGCTATATCCCGATATACCAGATCCAGAGTAACCAGATATTCCAGAATAACCTGAAATGCCTGATCCACTATATCCACTATATCCCGAAATGCCTGATCCTGAATAGCCAGAATATCCGCTATATCCCGAAATGCCTGATCCACTAAATCCCGATTGGCCAGAATAACCGCTGATGCCTGAGTATCCACTGTATCCCGATGTGCCACTGTATCCACTTTGGGTATACATCACTTGAGTGACATTCACATTCACGCTTGGGCTGGATGGCCTTGTCGGTGATGTGGTGGCTGCCTGATATGGCATGGACACTGATGTGCTGGGTGCCGACCAATAAAGCACATAATAATCACTGACACTTGGATTGACCAAATAATTCCATGATGCCACTGTGAATGCACCAGCCCCACCAGTCAATTGGACTTGCTGATCGGTGCCTGTGACATTGGTGCCATTCTTTGAAAGCCACACATCGATAACACTATTTGCTCCACTTGAGCTGGTAAATTGTGCAGCAAACTCGATCAAATAATATCCAGCATTGGCAAATGTAATTTGTGAGCTGGATGCAATTGAAACGCCACTGGCTGCCACTGTGGTGTTCAATGTCATTGCATTGGCCGTATTGGCCACTGGATTGGTTTGAGTGGCAGTCGAATAGAAATTGCCGTAATAACCAATGGTGCCACCCACGCCTGGTGTGCCTGAGTAGCCACTATATCCAGAAATTCCGCTGTATCCTGATGTCCCTTGGGCACCAGAATAGCCAGAGTATCCCGAAATTCCTGATCCAGAGTATCCGCTGAATCCTGAGAATCCAGACACGCCAGAACCAGAATATCCAGATATACCGCTAAAACCAGATATACCGCTGAACCCTGATATGCCTTGGGCACCAGAGTAGCCAGAATATCCAGACACGCCAGAACCACTGTATCCTGAATATCCAGAATAGCCACTGATCCCTGATCCAGAGTAGCCACTGAATCCAGAATAACCAGAAATACCCGATGCACCTTGGGCACCACTGTATCCGCTAAATCCAGAAATGCCAGATCCAGAATAACCAGAAATGCCAGAATAACCACTGTATCCTGATGTGCCTGATCCTGAATAGCCACTGTATCCAGAAATTCCCGATTGGCCAGCTGGGCCAACTATTTGGCCAACATTATTCCATGCAGTGCCAGTCCAAATGTATAGATCACCATTTGAATCGACAATGTAGGCATCATTGGGATTGTTCCCAGTCGGTGGCAAGGCAGCTGGATTGGCCACTGAGCCTTTAATATTGATCGATGTACCTTGCTGGCCAGAGTAGCCAGAAAAACCGCTATACCCCGAAATTCCTGACCCAGAATAGCCACTGTATCCCGATGTGCCTGATGCACCAGCTGCGCCAGTAGCACCGCTGAATCCACTAAATCCACTGGCACCGACTTGGCCACTATATCCAGAAATGCCACTAAATCCTGATATCCCCTGGGCACCAGAATAACCAGAATATCCACTGACACCAGATCCGCTAAATCCTGATTGACCAGAATATCCACTAAATCCTGATATACCGCTATATCCTGATGTGCCAATACCGCTGAATCCTGAATAGCCAGAAATACCCGATGCACCTTGGGCACCACTGAATCCTGAGAATCCCGAAATGCCTGATCCAGAGTAGCCACTGAATCCAGAATATCCAGACACGCCAGATCCGCTGAATCCTGATTGGCCAGAATATCCACTGAATCCTGATTGGCCAGAATATCCACTGAACCCCGATTGGCCAGAATAACCGCTGGCACCAATTTGGCCACTATAACCACTGTAACCAGAATAGCCCGAATATCCAGAGT